TACAACCCCCGAAGTATTAGCCTTGTTCCTTGTCGTGTTGCGGTTGTTATCAATCTTAGCTACTTTTCTCAAGTTTAATATTCTATTGTCATCCCTTATGTGATTTATATGGTCTATCTCAAATCCTGTAGTCAGAACATCATTAGGGTTGCACATATCCCAAATTATTCTGTGAACAGGGATATGCTTGTTTTTATGTTTCACGCGCACGTACCCATCGCGCTCCTTTGTGCCTGCTACTAAACTTCTTTTTGCACCCCTACGCCACTTTTTCCATGATAGTACCCCGGTATTGTGGTCGTAATTGAAAATCTCATCCCAATAGGTCATTTTTTACCTCTGCGCTTCATATACTCTAGTAATATGTCTTGTACTTGCTTTTTCTCGTCGGTACGAGCCGCAACTACTTCATCCAAGGTATCTTTTGCGATTATATGGTAGATAAATACCGCTCTATTATAGCCCGCTTGTTTTTGACGGGTTGGACCTATGCGCTCAACAACCTGCAAATAGTGCTCAAGGTTCCAGCCTTGCGAAATAAACGCCAGATGATGTCCGCCGTCCTGTAAATTTAAACCGTGCCCGGCTGACGCCGGATGCACACACAAAATCTCGATTTCACCTCTGTTCCACGCTTCCATCTGCTTGTTACCCTTAGCACCTTTGGCAAACGCCTGCGCCTGCGGAAAACGTTTCAGGATGCGCTCCAGTTCGTGTTTAAACTGATAGGCCACCAGTAACGGCGCGCCCTGTAACTCCTCAACAATGGACTCCAGCGCATCCAGTTTCGTATCGTGTACTTTCTCCCAGTCTTTCGTTGCCTCGCCGTCCGGCCCTGATACATACACGGCACCGGATGCAATCTGCAAACACTTCGACGTCTTCGCCGCTGCGTTAGCCGCCTCAACTTCTCCGCTCTCCAGTTCCGCAAATAACTTTTCCTCCATATCGATGTACGCCTGACGCGCTTTCTTCGGCAGGTCGATTTCAACCGGTACGATAATGGGCGCCTCGCATCCAAACCACTCGGCGGGGTCGATGGTTAGACTGATGTCTTTCATCTTCTGATGAATTTCATTATCCGCACCCGGGCGCGCGTGATACTCCCGTGCCATAGCGGATTTACCCTTCTGTACCGAATTAAACCAGCGGTCGGTGAACGCGGTGTATGAAGAGCCAAGACGCTCGCCGCCGTCTATAAACCAGTTCTGGCCCCAAAGGTCTTTGAGGCCGTTAGGCGATGGTGTACCGGTCAGATTAATGAAGCGCTTAACCTTCCCGAATGCTACCTTACTGAGCGCCTTTGCCCGCTTACTGCCACCAGAACGGCTACGGAAAGATTTCAGCTTCGTGCTCTCATCAGCGACGATAACCGTGAAAGGCCAGTCGTCTTTGCCATAGTAGTCAATCAGCCACTCGATAACTTCGTAGTTAGTGCACACCACATTAGCGTCGGACTCCAGCGCCGCGATGCGGCGCTTCTCTGAACCGGTTGCGTCTACTACACGTAGCGTAGGGAAATTCCACTTCTCCTGTTCCGCGGGCCACGTACCTGACGCAACACGTAACGGGGCAAGGATTAACACGCGGTCGTCGTCCGTAAGTTGCCCATTACGGAACAGCCTGTTAAGGACCCACATAGTAGAGGAGGTTTTACCCCCTCCCATACCACACCAGATATTACAACGTGGGTGCTGTAGCATGAACGAAGTCATGAGCTTTTGGTATTCGCGCCTTTGGAATTTAGACATGGTTAGCCTCGTAAACTGCTTTTGCGAAACCACGCGGAGTTAACGAGCGGATTACCTTAGTGCGCGCGCTCTTGCCCCCCAACTTCTTGTGCTGGTCAGAATACCCAGCACCAACGGCAACGGGCTTAACCTCCGGCATAACGAAGCCGTTGCCAACCCACAGACACGTCTTTTTAGGATACGCATCTCGCGGCTTTATGTACTCGGGGAAGGTCGGGTGTGTATCATCCTCTGGCAAGTAGCCGCCGTATTCGAACGGGTCAAACGTATAATCTGGCTTACGCCACATAGAGGAAAGCACGCTAACCGGATTCTCAATCATATACGGCACGTTGTATTTCTTCGCCAGACGAGCCGCTACTTTACATGTGATAACTGCTTCAACCTGAAACGTTGCATTCTTTTTACGCTTAGCTTCAAAATGCGCAGCCCCGCTTACAGCAAGGTCAGTACACGGCGGGAACGCGAAAATAATATCTGGCGCTACGTCGAAGTCGAACTTGTTATCAATCCATGCGTTTACATAGTGAATATTCTCGTGCTGAACCTTAGCGCCGGCAGTGTTGTAGTCGCCGTGGTCGGCATCATCGTAATTGAAACAATAGCAAGTATGGCCTGCTTCCGCCCACGGCTGGACCATAAGGCCCGAACCGTCAAACAGTGACCAGATAATCATTTCAGCACCAGCACCAGTTCTTTACGCCCGAACGCCGTAACGTTACCTGTTACGTCCTCGATAACCAGTTTACCGTTCGACTCGACGAACACCGTATCAACGGCGACAGGCTGGCGCGTCTTAACGTTGAAAATCATGTCACCTGGTACGATGTCACGTGCGGGTTTGCGGTCATATTCGTGTTTCATTTCTCAATTCCTTATATTGTTGGTGTATGACTAACTATAATAGTTTGCTATTAGGTCGTCAACCTGTTTGAACGAGCCAACGACAAAAACATTTGCGCCACGTTTACGCATCCGCTCATGTTCCCGTAGCTGGTGAGGGTCTGGCTTCGTGTTTTCGTCTTTCTTTACCTCGACGAACCAGATGATGCCGTCGGGGAGAATTACCAGCAGGTCGGGGGCGCCTATTCTATTTTCGTACGACAACTTACGAACGAGGCCCCCGATGGCCTCGAATCGCTCTTTTGCGTATTTCTGAATCTTGCCTTCCGGGGTCATTAACCGATTATCCTGCTGAAAATAGCCGCGCCCAGTAATAAAGCTACAAGTACAGCGATTATAGTTATCATAATACGCACCCCTCGCGTTTAGTATGTTCAATCCCACAGCGCGGACAGATTCGGCAGTCTTCTTCGTAGAACCAGTAAATTTTCATTCCAGCACCCACAGATAAATTGCGATTAACATACGCAATACGGCGACCATCATGCCGTACTGGCCCTCGTGACAGTAGACACCGGCGGCGAATCCCGCCAGTGCTGTGACAATCAGTTTACTTAGCATAACGTTTCATCTCCGCGCCTTCTGCGACTAAAGGGAACCCCTCGGCCCACTCAGGCAATGCGCACATTAATTTTTCCAGCTCAGCCACCGTGTACTCCGGTGTATCCGGGGTTTCGCATACCAGTTCATCGTGCACAGAAAGCACGATAGGATACCCACCACCCTCAACATTAACCATTGCATACGCAAGTAAATCACGGCACAGCGCCTGAACAATGTTTTCACAGGCCTTGCCGCCGTGTGTGTACAGGGTGGTCCATTGGCGGGTTAACTGGTTTTCACCCTGGTATTTGATTCGCACATTTGTGTTTACCCGTCCGTCTTCGTCGGTTTCTTTTGTCACACTAACGCCGATTCCTGGATACGATAGAATCCGAGCCGACGGCAACTCCATACACAACCACCAACCGGGAACTTTCCTGCCGGACGAATCGGTTTCTACTGTTCTCCAGATTCGGATGGCGCGTTCACCATTCTTGCGCAGATGCGCCCCTGCCCAAAACTCACGACCCGGATTTCTTACAGCGGCTAAAATTCCATCTTTAAGGTCGCGCCAGAAAGCTACTGTTTCCGGGTGTGACTCACGCCACATACGCTTGATCGCGTCGCATGTACGCCAGACTTTCTTATCAAGAATATATGAAGGTCTGTCATCTTTTTCACCGGGACGCGGGGGGCGCTTGGCTTCCTGAATACGTGCCCACTCGTAACCCCGTGCCGTAGCGGCCCATATATGGTCAGGGAAAGTCCCGTCCATTGTTTTTGCCATCTCAATAAGGTCAAGACCTAGGTTTTTAGCAAACGTAACGAACGCTCCTACGCCCCCCTCATAGCCTAGGCCAAGCTCGCAAGCCTTGCCTATCTGTCTGATTTCCTTGAAGTTTTTCTTAATGTCATCTGGGTCCATGCCGAACATCTTACCTGCGGTTACACAGTAAATATCCAGTCCGGCGCGGAACGTATCGAGCGCGGTTTCTTCTCCTGCCAGCCATGCCAACCCGCGGCCTTCGACGTTAGAGTAATCGGCGACGACAAACTTATGTCCTGCTTCCGGGATAATGCAGCTACGAACCGTCGATGCCGTTAGTTTGGCTACGTCAAAACGGCGATGCGCGCGCCCCTTAAGTAGCGCCGCAATTCCTTTATCCAGTTCATCGTCATGATAGTACCCGCGCGCCAGGTTCTGTGGCTGGAAGCCTTTACCCGCCCATCGCAGAGTACGTTTCGCCCCGCCGTACTGCAAGCAACCACGGCGGCGGTCGTCAGAAGAACGGCCCAACAGCAGGGGGTTATATTTCGTAGACGCAGTTGACGCCGCGCCCAGGCGCATTTCTATAATCGTGCGCGCATCGTCCGGTAAATCCTCGTCCGCCAGCAGGTCATGAAGTGTTGACTTCTGCGCATTGTGAATGCGGTGAGCGGGGGCCAGTTCACGCAGAATCGGCAGGAAGTCTTTGCCGGTTAGCGAGCCGCCGTATTTACGCTGAGCTTCTTCCTGCAACTGCGCCTTGTGTTTCTCTACGGCTTCAATCGCGGATTCCGCCAGAGCGACATCAACCTTAAACCCACGGTCGTTGATTAACTGGTCCAGTTCCAGAACCCGGTCCTCGAACTCGGAGTTACCCCAACGCGGCAGCTTGTGGAATACTTCACGCATCGCTGTTATGTCGCTCACGGCGTACTTGATGAACAACGCCCACTCGTCCGGGTGCGTTTCGGCAGTGTAGCGACGGATTTTATAGTTCTTCGGCGTAGGTTTAGAGAAACGCTGAATCAGCGCCTTGCCTCGTTTGTCTTTTGCATTGTCCGCAGATACCCCAAGCACTTCACACAACGCATCGAGTGACCCCGGCAGCGCGTGGCGAAACGCCCAAATCATCGTATCAATGGTGTTGCTGACCGGAATATCGAAGTCCCAGCAGTGCTTCATGATGAGACGGTCGAACATTGAGCCGTTGTGCCAGACCATCTTGATACGGCTGTTCGGCTTAACCAGGCGGCGCAGTGCACGGTGCAAATCGCCTGGCATGTCGCTGCCGTCTGTGCAATCCCATACCTGAACAGGTTCATCGTCGAAGGCGTAGGTGCAGATAAGCACTCCGGTAGTCGGGTGTTCGGCGTAGGCATAGGAGCCGACTTTCTTCAAATCGGCTTCGGAGAAGGTTTCAAAGTCCAAGAACAGGTAACTCATTATTTCGACCCTTAGTAAAAAGGCCCAATAAAGGGCCTTAATTAAACATATTCAGATATTAACCACGGCGACGACGTTCGCGGCGCGGTGCTTCATCTTCTTCGTCGTCTTCCAGGTCATTGACGCTGGCCGCAACTTTAGAACCACCGAACGCTTTACCCTCGCCGACATATTTAATCGCCAGCAGGTTAACACCGAGAACTTTGTACTTCTGGCTAAACCAGACTTCCACGCTTACGTTAGCAACGCAGCCGCTGTAAACCTGTTCACCTTCAATCTGTTCACCTTCGACATTGAAGTCTGGCTCTACCTGAGTTTCACCTTTTTTAGAGGTTACAATCAGAGGTTGTTTCTGCGCCTTCGCTTTGAAGTAGAAACCTTCAGGGAAGTCTTCAAAAGGATTATCACGCTCGGCGATGTCCTTAATAGCACATTTATCCATGTGCTTGCCTTCGCCGTAGTTTGACTTCATCCACTTCTCGGCAGCGGCGGCCCCCAGTGCTTCTTCTACAACCGCGTAAACGGTGTCGTACATTTCGTCGATTTGCGCATGGTCAGACGGCAGGATGATAGTGGCGCTGTACTGACCTTTAGTGATAGAGCCATCGTCGTTTTCACGGTCTTTTTCGCGTTCGAATACGTTAACCCATGCAGTGTTTACTTTACGCAGATTTAATTTCAGTCCCATTTGATTTCTCGCTTTTAAGTTTCGTTTACTCCGGGAGCTGCCCGGCCAGTGATTAGAACTATAATAGCTAACTATTCAGTAGTCAACACTTTATTCTAAATCTTCTTTCTTACACATCTCTAAAAAGGCTTTGTACGAGGTTATTCTAAATACCCGGTCAACAGCCTTAGACTTGCTTCTGTGAAGAACATGCACTAGTCCTCTTTTCTTTCGGGCCATAAACTCATCTAAATACGCCCGGCGCAATTGCTCAACTGTACTTGATTTACTCATTCTAAATCCTCCTCTGTTACCTGATTCCACTCAGGCCGTTTGTCGTCTGCCGTTGCTACGCACGGTGCACCTGGCTTACGTGTGATGAAGTCTTTCAGTTCTTCTTCCGGTATAACCTTAACCGCTTCGCTCGGCGTCATGAGAACAACTTTGTTTAGCATAGTGCCGTATGCCTCAGCCACCTTGTCAGCGTCTTTCCACGCACGATTACCCGGACGACCTTCTACCAGCTTGTAACCCGGCACTTTCTTACCGGAATGCAACGCGGCAGCCATAGCTTTCTCAACCTTGTCGATGTGCTGGCGCAACAACGGCAACTTCTCATACTCAGCGACGAGTTGCTCAAGTGTCAATTCCAGCGCGAAGTCGTCCTCCAGTTCTTCTGCCAGTACCGAATTAACCGTCTTCGTTCTGGCGGCACACTGTTCTGAGAACCTACACCACTGGCAACCGTCCGCCGACGGCTTGAAGTCCGACGCTTTCAGGTTCTTCTTACCGCGGAAGTACGCATCGAGTGCTAACAGCGCGCGTTTCTGTGCGAACTTAGCGAACAGTTCAAGACCTTCAACCGAGATATCCCACTCCGACGCACCACCGGCATACGGCTGGAATATGACCAGACGAACAGTTGTTATGTTATAACGTCTCTTGAGTCGGCGATAAACACCGAGAGCATAGAGCATAAGCTGCTTGTTTTCTTTCGCTTCTACACGATGCCGTCCTGTTTTCAGGTCGCCGATAATGAGCATGTGTTCGTCAGTGTTCGCCAGTTCCTGAACGGCAACGAGGTCTGCAGTTCCGAATGTCTCAACGCCTTCGTATCCCGGATGCAGTACCTCAGTAAGATTGACGCGCATTTCAAGCTTGGCGTAAGTCGCTACGTCGATAATAGCTTTGCAGTAGTCGGTATACTTTCGCACCTGCTCAATCATGTCCGCTGTAATCAGTACCGCGCCTTCCATCGGGCTGATTAGCGCCTTAATCTGGCCTTTACCTTCATCCAGCACGTAAGCGCCGACTTCGCGTTCTAACGGCAGCGCAGTGCCCCGGATATAGGCGTTTAGGTGCACTTCTGCTATTGTATGACATGCGGTCCCCGTAACGGCAGCTTTACCGGATGTGTTCGGGATGTCTTTTTCACAGGCCAGTGATGCGGCACAGGTAAGCCACTTTTTAGCACCTGATGGCGACAGTAAGGCGTGCACATCGTTATTGCCGCCGCGTTCTTTTAGCTTCATGCTCATAAGTTCCAACCCCATTTAACTTTACGCGTTTTGCGTTTGCAGGCAACCGTGTCGCCGCTACGGTTGAAAATAATCAGCCAAGTTGAGTTACTCACTCGAAAAGGCTGGTGACGTCTAACAAATAGAAGTCGCGCTTTACGGTTCGTCATACCCTGACCTCCCACTGGTCAATTAAATGTCGTGTCTTATGGTCACAATGCATCGCCCAGCTATACATTGATTCGAAGACATAAAAGTCAGGCTTAGCGAATGTCGTGCGCTTAATCTGCGACAGGTGACGGCCTATATCTTTCGGCTTCGGTACTTTTCCTAGGTAGGCCATCTCTTCCATCTGGTGCGCACCCGACGGTGCACGCAACAGCCACAACGCCTCTGTGTTATCTCGTCGGTCGATGCCGCGGTAGAGTTGGTAAATCATTGATCTTCCTCCGCTTCCTCCGCTTCCTCCGCTTCATCTGCGGCAGAAATAAGCGCTTTGGCAAGTTCTCGCGCCATGTCTGGGGTGTATTCCATAAACGACAGCCCTGTCATTTCGTCGGCTGGGTCAAAATCTAGTGTTACTCTTTTTTGCTTGCCCTGTATGGTGTTGCGCACCTCGAGGCTAACTCTGGCTTCATCGCTGTTAATATCTTTAACAATCATACCTTGACCCTCTGTTTGCTGCCCTCACTAATGAGGGCAGCATATGTTAAGTGGTTATTCTTCTTCGAAATACTTGTTCTTAATCGCCGTCAGGCGTTCCAGGTATTCGGCCAGGTCTTCGTCTTTAATCGCGGCAATCTTCATCTTCTTACCGGTGAACTCTTCCAGCAGTTCATCGGAGTCGTCACACGCGGCATCGCTCGGGCCTTCGTTAATCGCATCGTCGATAGCCTGAATCTGGTCACGCAGAGACTGGTAATCGACTTCTTCTTTATCCTCTTCCGGCTCTGGCGCAGGATCCTCTACCTTAGCTTTACGTTGCTTGCGCTTCGGTTTCTCTTCTTCCGCCGGTTTAGTGTCGATAACTTCTTCACCTTCTACCGGGATTTCTTTTGTTACTTCTTCGGCGCACTCGGATACCTCTTCTTTGGCATACACTACCGTCTCTACTTCTAAAGGCGCTGCAACTTGTGCTGGCTGTTTCGCACTGTTAGCTGCAATCAGTTCATGTGCAACTACGAAACGTTCCAGTAATTTCAGAAATTGTTCTAACATTATTTGTTCTCCTGTTTATAAGTGTAAGTTTTAGATAAATATATCAATTACGTCTATTTATGTAGTCTGATACCGTGTCCTTAACTAGCACACATACTACATACATCAGGATTGCTATCGACGCTAGTAATACTATTGTTATGCTATCTGTGTGCATTTTGTTTCTCTCCTCTCGTTTGGTATGAGCTAACTATAATAGCAAACTATTCACCTGTCAACGCTTTTTATCAAAAAATTAATATGCTACTATTCACATATCAATCAGCTAAGGAGTAACCATTATGCAACAGTCACCAATTGGCGCTCGTATGGAGCAACGCCGTAAAGAGCTTGGCCTGTCCCAGCGCCGTTTAGCTACTCTGGTCGGCGTTTCCCAGGGGGCGATTAACCAACTTGCCCTCGGCGTAACTCAAGATGTCCGTCGCACCACTCTGTTTAAACTTGCGGAAGTTCTCGAAGTTAAGCCAGAGTGGTTAGCTTTCGGTGACCAGACTCAAGGGGCTTAACGCCCCTTTCTTTTTACCTATTCCAAATCCTCCTCAGTCACTACCAGCATTTCGTTCGGTTCGTACACGGTCTTCGGTATCTTGCTGTCGTTAATCCTGGTGTTTAGCCTGTATCGCCCAGGTATTATCTGATTGTTCTCGTCAGTACCGGGTACAAGATATCCTGCTTCAACCATTTTCTTAATCTTACCGCGCTCTATAGCTTCCTTAGAGTTGAACGCCTTTGCATTAGGGTCAGACTGCGCAAGCTTATTAGCTGCGGCTACTGTGATACCTTCGTTGCCGTTGTAGGTTCCCTCCGCCAGTTCAAACGCAGCCAGTATCGTGGCTTCTGAACTGTTTACTGCGTTCTCTACGGTTTTTCGTACATTTTCTTTACCTTCCTTTGTCAGCCCTTCTTCCTTCTCTTTCTCTTCGTCAGTCTTGAATGGCTCAAAGCCCCACGGCATCAACACGAGCGCCTTATGTGGCTCCGGTAGGTCGAGGTTTACGATTGTGCCGTATTCCTCGGTGCTGCCGATGAATTCTACCGCGCGGTACGCCTTCGGAGGAGGGGCTTCACGGAACTGTACTGACTCCAGCACCATGCCAATCGTTTTCTGTTGCGGCCCGTGCTTAAATTTAGTGTGTGACACGTTAATCTGGCGGTCGGTTGCACGTTCAATTGTCAGTTCCACATCGACACCCGCATACAGCGCACCACTGCCACGGGCTTTCTTTCCACCTTTTGGCGTGTGATGGACCACACCAACGGCGGCTTTAGTCGCGTCGCGGACTTCTTTCAGTATGGCTATAACTTTACCCATACCGATTGCCGTTGATGAACTATTCTCGTCGAACTTATCAATCGTCAGGGCCAGCGTCTGGTTAAGGGTGTCGAACGCAACCATGCCAATTGGCTCATCGCCAGCAGTTTCGCGCATCAGCTTAATCAGGCTTTTCAGTTTGCCGACGTCGCCCATATCGATAACGTGGATGTAGTTCTTCCCTTCCTCTCCGTACTTAGCCGCGAGCGCATCAATACGTGTGCGCGTAGCTGCACCGCCCTCACCATCGATATAAAAGTGATGGCAGCGTTGGGTGTCCGCACCTGCAAACCGATATCCGGCAGCGCTCAGGTACATCATGCCAAGGGTGTAGAAAGACTTATATGTGCCGGACTCACCGACAATATCCCAGATACAGTCCGACGGCATATAGCCCTCGACGACGAAATCGGCCTTTACCGGTTCCGGTAAATCGTCTTCCTCAGAGTCGTCGTCTTCCAGGTCGTCAAGGCTACATTCGACCGTTTCACGTGCACCCCAGCCGATGGCCTCAGCGACTTCACTGAACGGCAGCCCTGTCGCTTCGCAAGCGTATTTCCACACCTCTTTCGGCGACATCCCCTCTGTTGCCGTTAGGTCGGTGTCGTGAATCATGGTTACGTTAGGCGCAGCGTAGCCCTCGCGCGGGAAGCACAGCAGGAAATCATCCGGGCGCGGTGTCGGGTCACTGTAGTTCTCGGCGTGCTCAGGCGTCGCTGGCATCTTCAGACCACGTGGTGTAATGACACCGCCATACTCGAATGCCAGTGCTTCGAACGCGTCCGTAAACGCTGTGCGCAGTTCTTCCGGTATCTGGTAGTCGGATGCGCTGCTTACCTCGTAATCCGGGACTCCTTCCAGCAGACGGTCAGGGTCAATCATGCCATTTCGGCGAGACCAGACGACCTCAGAGTTAACTGGCGGCAGGTACATCGGCTGGGACAGGGTAAACCCGCTGCGGTCAGCACCCATGCCTTTAAAGAAGTGCTCCAGCAGCCCGTGGCGGACGCGGATGATATCACCACCCTCTACCGGACGCGCCAGCGGCATGACGACACGGAAACGCGGTGATTCGTCGGTGTGTGATGCCGTGGTGTAAAGGCACATTGCTACACGGCTGCGCTTAACCAGACGCACAGCTTCCTGATACTCTTCTGGCGTCGCGCTGTCAAAATCCAGATAAGCCAGTGACGATTTACTTACTGACGCGTCACAGCGGTAGAAGAAGCCCCGTCTCGCCTGTTTAAACTCGCCCGTTTCCGGGTCTTTCACGGTGCTGTGTGTTGAGCCGCACGCGGCAGTAATGTACCCCGGCGCGGTCTTTGGGTTAATCCCGTCACGAACGGCGTCAAGTGGCTGGATTAACTCTTTAAGGTCGTCCAGTGTTGCCGTGTGAGTGGTTCTGACGTTTATATCCTTTTTCTCCGCCCGCGCGTTGCGGCGAGACCATGAATAGGATAAAATTACATCGGACATGTGTATATTCCTTCAGCAAGTAATTTGGCCTCGGCGTTCACCGCGTCGGGGCTTTCTTTTAACGTTTAGCCAGACATTCCATTAAATGTGAATATTTTCTGTAATAGCAAGGAACTAAATCACACCCAAAATAATGATAAACATAATCCAAGTGGTCGGTAACATCTATAGCGGCCGACATTGTGCTAAGACGGCGAAGGCTAATCAACTGTAATTCTTCCGTAATGCAAAATGGCTCATACGTATCAAGTTTGCAAGAAACGTTAAAACACAGAGCATAGCCGTCTTGTGCGGAGTGGACCAGAAATGCACTGTCGTTCTCTTTATCGTGAAAAATTACACCTTTCATCTCACATTCTCCTTAACCCACGCTTCTACTTTATTTCGGTCAAACGTACCCGGCATACGGCGGCCCATTACTTTAACGCTGCAATCAGGGAACTTCCCGCTTTTAATCCAGTTGTTTATTGTCTGGCGAGTAACTCCGATTAATTCTGCAACCTCGTTTATAGTCATTTCACGCTCTCCTGTGTAAGATGTAGTGAAGTATAAAGCGGTAACTTTGTAAAAGCAACCAAAACAACACACAAAGCACTAAGATACAAAAGATGCTACTGGTATTGACTTTTACTTAAAAATATGCTAAGCTTCACTGAGCTTGTGAGATATCGCAAGCGACCGCGGAGCGGCAGGGAACGCAACGCGTGCCATCAGGCACTTGAGTGTAGTTCCGCTGGCGCTTTCGGAAGGGCCAAAGTCTATTGTTAATCACGCCTAAATACCCAAGTCACTGATAATTAAAGTTTCTATAGTTGCCGTAAGCAAGGTAGCGAGTACTTCACTCCGCTGGGGTGGGCTAACGCCCACCCACTGCGTTGCGTACTCTTTTAAGAAAACGAAGAATCACAACGGCAACGAATCTTCGCTTGCACACCCCAATATAATAGGCTACTATTCACTTATCGAAACGAGACAGATGAGTGGGGGTTATGTTTAAGAAGGGTCAGTTGGTGCGAACCGCAGACGGCATCTATGGAGTTATCGAAAAAGAGAGTACTGTGTATCGAAGGTCGTATATAGTCCGTTCTCTTTATATCAGCGGGTCAGTATCTGTGCTGGTTTGCGACATAAATGAGCTACTACTCATCGGCAACAATTTTAAATTCAAAGGGGCGAAGTGATGGAAGAATTATTTGAAGAACTGAAACACCATGAACTGGAAGAAGTGCATTTCCGGGTAAACAGATACGAAGTTGTTATTTTAGGTGGGGTAACAATTATCACAGCTTCTGCGGGAAGAATGCTTCATAGTTTACGTTCCATACGAACGACATCGAATCATGATGCCAGTGCCGACGACTCTGAGGGAGGTTGCCGTGAATAATTACACGTTTATTTTAATTGTCAGCGCCGTTTGTGTGGTGCACGCGTTATGGGGGCTGGTGTGGGGATTCGAATAATCGACGTTGATTATGTTCTTCCGCCGGGTTATGGCGACCATTCACTGCGCTACTTTGGCGTCTCCGTCGGAGATGAGTTCGAGGTTATAACTTATAACGATTACGGGTGCACCGTTGAGCATTGCGGGGAAGAACTGTACGTGCGTCGACGTGAATATGTGATTCTGGAGGGCTAAGTTATGAGAGAAGCATTTGAACGCTGGGCCGTCGTCGAGGGGTTGCCTGTTAACAAGGGTTCGAAGAAAGAGTACCTGAACGTTAAGACGCGTCTTGCGTGGCGTGCGTGGAAAGCTGGGGTTTTGTTTATCACGAATCAGAGGTGAGTTATGGGCGAGTGGATTAAGTGTAGTGAGCGGATGCCGGAAGAAACGGGAGACATTATTGTTTGTTGCTTCGACGGCATAGTAATGTCCGGGATTTCTTACTCACGGAGTAAAGGGTTCTTCATAGCTGCGTTGGAGTATGACGATGATGAGCCGATTGACGATGTAGTCTACTGGATGCCGTTACCAGAGCCGCCGGAAGTGTGATGTTATATTGTAACAATAGTTTGGGATTTTACTGAGTGACTTACGCTGCTACACAGCAGCGTATCATTTTTCTCATTTTTGTTCTATTTCACGAAACGCAACAATCGAAGCGACTATTGCAGGAGATGCAACAATGAAACCAAATGACATCGTAACCTGGGTCGGGCGTAACGGAGAAAAGCGATTCGGTCTTATCGTAGCTACCAACGGCAACACGTATCGGGTTATGCGCTGGCGACAGTGGGCTAAGAGGCCGAGGTACTACTGGATTAGAGAAGAGAGACTTTCTCTTAAACACCAATAAAATTTACTTGCACACGTAGATATAATAGACTACTATTCAGTTATCGAAACGAGAGGAGAGACAGAGCATGAATAACAAACCGGTACAAGAACCATCACGCGAGGTACTAGAGTTCTACGCATTGTCACCTAGGAATACCCGTGAACGCCAGACCGCTCGGTTATTACTGGAACTTATGAACAGAGAGGCTAAAAATGCAGAACGCAAATGACGCAGTAATCGAGTTCCTGCTTAACCAGTTACGGCAGCAGCTAACGAAAAACCCATACAAGCAACAGTGCGAAGACCTGGCCCATGAGGTGTTGTCGCTCAAGAACCAGTTACGTGATGCTTCGGCGCTGGCGGCTGAGTTGCAGAAAGAGCTTGAGCACACAGGCAGTGAGTATCGACGCGCGATTGATTACGCTCTTAGCGATGCGCCTGAGCAATCTGGCTGCCGTAAAAATGATACCCAGGAGTGTTATCATAACTGGCGATTTGTTGGCGGTAAGTCACCGGCTGTATGTGTTAATTGCGGTGTGACTAAGTCAGAAGGATGTGCGCACGATTGGAGGGTTGTGCAGTATTGCGCGGGGGTAGAGACGGATAAGTGTCGTATTTGTGGGGGAGAAAAAGAGGTTCACTACGAATGACCACACTCCTTTTCATCTGGACTTTGACCGCGGGCCAGTTACAACTAGCGGCAACAGAAACGTTTTACTCACTTGAGGCGTGCCAGGCTGCAGCACGCAACGCAGAGAACGCGCACTTCCTGTTTCAGGATAAGCCGATTGATACTGAGGTGCGCGCAACATGTTCAACGAAGCGATTAGGTAAGCAGGAGAAATAAGATGGTACAGAGATACGAAATAGCCGGGAAATATATGGTGTACCCAAAAGACGAGGGGCGAATTGTTTTATACGAAGACTACGCGAAACTCGAAGCCGAGTTACAGAAATACAAAGACCAGTTCCCAGATTACGTAGAGTGTCCGAATTGTGGGTCGTTTACACATGTGGAAGGGGTGGAATGACACTCGCAACTGACATCATGAAACACAGCGGCAAAGCGCCGCTGTCACCACGTAAAAGACATTTCAACACGCATCCGACGTATCTAGAATTACATGAGCGCCGGAAGACACCAGCACAACGACTGGCTGAATATTGGAGAAAGCATGACTACTATCGCGTTTGACGGTAAGACGATGGCCTGCGACACCCGGGTTACCTGCGGAGACACGTTCTGCAACACCGATACCAAGATATACGAGAACGATGCTTATGTTATCGGGGTCGCCGGTGACGCGGGTGTCGGAACTATGCTCGTTCAGGTGTCAAATATCCTGACTATGCGTACTTATGAGTATAACTTCCAGGCTATCGTATATGAGAAACATACCCAACGTATCTTCTATGTGTCGTTCGATAAAAAATGGGAGTCAAATAGCAGCGTTGTCCCAATTGTTGATAGCTACTTCGCCGTCGGTTCAGGGGCTGATTTCGCGCGCGCAGCTATGTATTTAGGTAACACCGCAACACGCGCTGTTACGGTAGCTGCAGAGTTCGACATAAACACGGGGGGCAAGATTATTACCAAACCATTATTCGGATAATTCCTAACCGTGGTATCCTCCAGGTACAGCATACTAAATACGCACCTGGAGGATTCATCTTGGATAAATTTACTGAAACTGTGACAGGCTGGCTTCTGGCTGCCGCACTAGCTGGCGGAGTAATAGGCCTACGGCAACATAAAGCCACTATTACCGGCCCTGTCGATGCTCTCTGTTTTCTCGCCACTGGCTTTGCGTGTGCCGTATTCGGTGCGCCTCTCGCCGCTCAATGGTTCGGTATCGCAGGTGAACGCGAAATAGCGGGCCTTGGGTTCATCATTGCTATTCTCTGGATGCCGATTTATTCCCGTCTCTCTGGCATTGTCGCCGGAGAATACATCGCACGTCGCGGAGGTAGCAATGACTGAGTTATTCTGGTTTGGCGGTATGCTCGCAATCGGGGGCACATCGCTGTTTAATGTATACCACCCCAGCGTAGATGATGGCCTGTTTGGGCGTGTGCTGTATATCCTCACTGCTATTGTTTGCGCCGCCGGTTGCATCCACCTGCTACAGGGCAGCATGTCACCGACGCTGCCGGAAACATTAATCACCCTGGTAGCGCTGCGACAGATTCGCCAGTCGTGGCTGCATTACCAGTCGAAAGGAGGGCATAAGCGTGTCTCGAAACATTTCAGATAATGGCTTGCATTTCTGCGCCGAGTTCGAAGGCTTCCGTGGAACTGCGTACCGCGCTACGCCGGATGAGAAGTACCTGACTATAGGCTACGGGCATTATGGCGCAGACGTTAAGCCTGGTCAGACTATCACGCCGGGGCAAGGCCTCCTGCTACTCAATCGCGATATGGCTAAGGCGGTAGCCGCCGTTGATGCCGCGGCGCATCACTCACTGACGCAGGGCCAGTTCGACGCAGTATGCGACCTGGTGTTTAACGCAGGTGCTGGCGTTATCGCGGCTACTACCGGTACTGGTAAGGCCCTGCGCGCAGGTGACATTGCTACGCTGCGGGCTAAGCTGGCGCTGTTTATCAACCAGAACGGCAAACCGTTACTCGGCCTGCGCCGCCGTACAGCCGGGCGTCTGGCATTGTTCGACGGTAAACCGTGGCAAGAGGCGGTTGCTATCGGGAGGGCGGTAAAATGATGGACGAATACGAAGGCGTTTAGTATTCTGTTCATGCCAAGTTTTTCGTATTTGCTTACTGGAGGCCATTATGGCACTGCAAGAGTTCACCAACCCAGTTAAATCTCGTGACGATATCGACGAGCAGATCGACTACGGCGAAGGTTGACACTTAATACTAATCCGACGATACTTAAATCACCTCCTGTATCACCCCTCTGCTCTCTGTTTCTCCCGGCCCTGACCCAGCCGGGATTTTTTTATCTATTTTCTGTAATGACTAGTTGACTATTACTCTGACACCAATTATATTTACTCCATCGACAACGATAACGGAGTAGAGAAGATGAAAGACACTAAGTGGCAGAATGAAGCGTTACGTATGAGGACAAACAACATAGATGCTATCGCCGAAGCTCATCTTGATGCCGGGGTTTACGGTAGTGGCTGGCTTAAGGTTGATGTAAATGGGTATCTAACACGCATAAATCCTCTTGATATAGTCATAACCGTTAAAGCGTTAAACCGCGAGGAGGCTGAATAATGAAAATAACAGATATCGAAGCATTCAAAGACGCGCAACTGATGGCACGTATCGCCGTTAGTAACCTGAGCAACAGCATTCCAGCGGACGCGTTCTGGTTCGCCGCGATGCAGACACTGAAGGCAGCGTATGCAGGAGAGAAGAAATGAGCGAAGTTACCGTCGGTGGCATCTACAGGAGTGATTATTCGTGGGGTGAAGAGGATGACGCCAGATTCATCGTAACCGCGGTAGGGTTGGACCACATACTTATCGCGGACTGCCCATTGATAAAATTCAATGACTCATATTTAGAATATTGTGTTGGTAGAAAGGAGTTTGAGGCTAAATTTAAGTTTGCAGGAGAGAAGAAATGAGCGAACAAGGTCAAGTAAGCCAACCGTTACGTGTGGGCCGTAAAGTCAGTCACACCCAGTTCCCGACACGTGAGGAACTGATGAAACGTAACAGTTTCCCGGGGCCGGACAAGAACAAGTATCTCAATCGCATGTGGGGAGAGCGTAAAAATGACTGACCGTGAATATGAAAAGATGATGGTGGAGGCTGTTAACAACGGCGTAGATATTGGTCACGTTATGCACGTCCTGAACACTAAAATCGCAGTAGCTGAGCAAATGGTGGAGTCGCTTTATGAGACTCGCCGTGAGCTTATTAACCGCTTCAACCTGAACAAAGGTGACAGCAATGCCTAAAATCACAATCGCATCACTTGAACGCCGTATCCTGGTGCTGGAGTCAGAGAAGCAGACGTTAGGCGGGCAACTGTCTATCAATGGCGAGTTTCAGCTGGAGGCGTTTAAAGAACTACTGACTATTATGGCGGACATAGAAAATATGTGCTTGTTGCTAGAATCTGGGGAGTGGGCGGAGCATTGCACTAAGTCAGAATTTGGCCAACGGCTCGAATTGGAGATTACTGACTTGCTTAGTGGTCTTGGATGGTCGCCAGATGAAATCGCCTGAACCAGTAGTCATTGATGGTGTCCTGTGGAAACCTTACGCGGTTAACCACATCGACGCCGACGGGAAGAAGTTCAGCTTCTACATTTTTGCAATTAGCCGTGAGCACGCCGCTTGTGTGGTCGACGATATACGAGAAACGGCGTGGCTCGGCGATGAGATAGTAGGGTGAGAGTATGAGCCTTGAAGTGGTTATAAGTTTAGTTGGTCTTAGTTATTTTATCAGGTTGACCGTCGGCTTTCTGTGGGGTAGATACTGATGTTCGATAATATTGACGCAGCAATCGAAGAAGCAATCTGGCGTCGCCACAACGGCGAGCAACAACGACACTTCTGCCTCGTGCAGCGCGGTAACATGATTGCCGTGGTGCAGGACAGAGATAATAAATACCCAAATGCGATGTGGACGACGAGGAATTTCTTAGGATGATTACCAGCATTCCGAACCTGATTAAAGAATACGGCACGATGGCGGAGACATGCCGACAAACCGGCATCAACGAAATGACGATTCGCAAGTACAGCAAAGACGTTGATTGCGAGCGCCATGTAATTTATAACAACCGTCTCATGACACACGTTAAGACAAGCCCGGTGCTATTCACGCGCCGTGGCGTCACGAAGACTGAGCAACGCATTGCACGAGAGGAGAGTGAGGAATGAAACTGTTAATTATCCCGAACGCCTGGGCAATCGCGGTAGCCAACGACCACTACGGCGGCGATGGTAAAAGAGCACCGCGACACGGTTTATACAACTGATACAAGCCCTCTACGGAGGGCTTTTCTGTACATCCCGCCCAATCCCCTTATATAATCCCTTTAGACGCGTAGGGCGCGTCTGATGCGCTCTGATGGTCAGACGCATATGTCAGGGGGTTATATGAAACTTACACTTAAGCAACCATCACCTGAGGTGGTGAAAGCTGCGCATGAAGAAGCTGTTAGCGCCAACCGTCGCCGTAAACGACCACGCGGCAAACAGAGCCTTTATCAGTCATCCCGTAATTCCGCTGCGTTGTGGAACCCGGACTATTGCGACGAGTTAATCCGGTTCTTTGACCGTAACTCGTGGGAACTCGTACCTACGTCCAAGGGTGACGAACGCCCACTGATTCAGGACAAACCCCCGTCACTGGCCCGCTTCGCCTTACACATTGGCGTCACTATTCCGATTATTAAGCTGTGGTTACGCGAGATTCCGGCGTTTGCAGAAGCTTATGAAACAGCTCAGGCGCTGGAAGAGGCCTATTTCACTGAGACAGGGGCAGCGGGTATATCCGCCACGTTTGCTGCCGCTAAGCTGGGCTTAAGCAAAGAGAAACCGGTTGAATCTACCGAAGAAACGGCACCAACTGAGATTGTGTTCACCGTAGCGGAGCCTGTAGGTAAAATCGTTACAACGAACATGGGTGAGGTAGAGGAATGAGTATTCAGCTATCCGCCCCTCAGGCGCTGTTCCTTAACTGCGAGAACAAATACAAGGCATATGTTGGTGGTTTCGGCAGTGGCAAGACATTTGTTGGCTGTCTTGACCTGCTTACGTTTATGCTTAAACACCCCGGAACTCGCCTTGGCTACTTCGGTCCGACATACCCGGCTATCCGTGACATATTCTACCCAACGTTTGAGGAAGCGGCTAACCTCCTGGGCCTTGATGTGCTGGTTAAATCCGGCGACAAAGAGGTAGTGGTTACGCGGGGTAAGACGGTAATCGGCACCGTAATCTGCCGCTCGATGGATAACCCTGGCTCTATCGTCGGTTTCAAAATAGCCGCAGCGGTCGTGGATGAGCTGGACGTACTGAGCCGTGAGAAAGCGGAACTGGCATGGAACAAAATCGTTGCCCGTATGCGTCTGGTTATCCCTGGTGTGGTGAACCACATCTCCGTTACCACGACGCCGGAGGGGTTCAAGTTCGTCTATGCCAAGTTCAAAGAGAACCCGACGCCGAGTTACTCGATGGTGCAGGCCTCGACTCATGAGAACGCCAGGTTCCTGCCGCCCGATTACATCAGCTCACTGACCGAGACATACCCGGCCCAGTTGATTAACGCGTACCTGAATGGTGAGTTCGTCAACCTGACCTCCGGCAGCGTGTATTACGCCTATGACCGCCGTAAGCACCGCAGCAAAGAGACAATTCAACATGGCGACACGCTGTACATCGGGCAGGACTTCAACGTTACGAAGAACGCAAGCGCCGTGTATGTGCAACGTAAAGACGGATGGCACGCGGTAGCAGAACTGAAAGGCCTGTTCGATACGCCCGATACCGTGAGAGTTATTACTGAGAAGTGGAAGTCGCAAGGCCACCGCATCGTCGTGTACCCGGACGCCAGCGGAAAGAACCGCAAGACCAACTCGGCGTCCATCTCTGACATCGCCTTACTACAGCAAGCCGGGTTCGATGTGCGGGCTAAATCCGCCAACCCGCCAGTTAAAGACCGTGTTTTAGCCGTGAATACTGCGCTGGAAAAAGGTAAGCTGTGGGTTAACGACCACTTATGCCCTGAGATAGCCAAGACGCTGGAGCAACAGGCGTACGACGACAACGGCGAGCCAGCTAAAGACGGCATCATCGACCATATGGCGGATGCGCTTGGCTATCCTGTAGTTTACGAGATGCCGGTGGTTAAACCTGTAATCAACATCCCGGTGACTTTCGCACTTTAAGAGGATTATTCAATGTTAACTATGAACGGTCAAAATCAGGGTGTTAAGACAAAACACCGGGAATGGCTGCACCACTTTGATAAATGGCAGAAGGTGCGCCATGCGCTGGAAGGCGACCTTATCCGTTACCTGCGAAACGTCGGGAAGAACGAGCCGGACCCAACTTACGCTACCCAGCGCCAGGAAGAATATGAGAACGGAGCTATCTGCTACAACTTCACCAAGCGCACCCTATCTGGCATGGTCGGCTCAGTGATGCGCAAAGATCCTGAGCAGATTATTCCGCGTGAACTGGAATACCTGTTGCGTAATGCGGATGGCTCGGGTGTCGGCCTGTGGCAGCACGCGCAGGATACGCTGATGGAAATTGACTCGGTAGGCCGTGGCGGATTACTGGTGGATGCGCCGGAGACAGCCGCAGCAACGGCAGCCGAACAGAACGCAGGATTATTAAACCCGGTCATCGCATTCTATACCGCAGAGAACATCATCAACTGGCGGCTCACTCGCGTGGGTTCTGTTAACCGCGTTACGATGGTAGTGCTGCGTGAGGTATGGGAATATTCAGAACCCGGTGCCGAGTTTGAAACAAAGTTTGGTGAACAATACCGCGTCCTCGACCTGATTGACGGGCGCTACCGCCAGCGCATATACCGCTTCGATGCAGAGGGTGGTGCGCAGGGCGACGTAAAAGAAATCTTCCCGGAACTGGGCGAACAGTTGCGCGGTAAAATCCCGTTCACGTTTATTGGCGCGAGTAATAACGACGCGACTGTTGATGATGCACCTTTGTTGCCGTTGGCTGAATTAAATATCGGACATTTTCGCAACAGCGCGGATAATGAGGAATCAAGTTTCGTTGTAGGGCAGCCTACCTTGTTCATTGCCCCCGGCGAGAATATGAGCATGGAGCAGTGGCAAGAGGCCAACCCTCACGGCGTGCGCATGGGTTCACGCTCAGGGCACAATATCGGCTACGGCGGCAACGCGTTTCTGGTACAGGCGGGAGAGAATAACCTCGCCAAGCAGAACATGCTGGACAAAGAGAATCAGGCTATCCAGATTGGCGCGCAGCTTATCACGCCTACGCAGCAAATCACCGCGGAATCTGCCCGCCTGCAACGCGGCGCTGACACGTCCGTAATGGCGACTATCGCGCGTAACGTAAGCATGGCGTACACCGAAGCGTTGCGCTGGGTAGCTGCGATGCTGGGCCTGCGCGAAGGCACGGAGATTGAGTTTAAGCTGAACATGGAGTTCTTCCTGCAACCAATGACAGCGCAAGATCGCGCACAGTGGATGGCGGACATTAACGCTGGTTTACTGCCGGCGACTGCTTACTACGCCGCGTTGCGTAAGGCTGGGGTAACTGACTGGACCGACGAGGAGATTATGACGGCGATTGAGGATGCACCTGTACCATTAGGTGCTGTTACTCAGGTAACTGGAGAAATTCCGCAGTCGGCGCAACAGCAGGACACCACTCAGCAATAAGTTCACCTGTAGCCCCGAAAGGGGCTTTCTTATAGTATGCTATTAACTTTAGCGCCACAGGGTTTATTTATGAGCTTACTGACATCATTAATCAGCCACCAGATTTGGCTGCAACGCAACGCATCCGGTGAAGTGAAAGACCTCGCACCATTCATTCAGGAGATGCGGGACGAAATCAAACGGCAGGTGCTGTTGTTCGGCGACGACGGGCGAAGCACCGCGCGTCTGAATAAACTGTTACGCGACCTAGAAGAAGCACTGACGGGGCTTACAGGCGACTGGCAGACTAAACTGACAGAAGACCTCAAGGAACTGGCGGCGTATGAGGCTGAGTGGAATGTGAAGACACTCACGGCTAACGTTAATGCGGAATTTGTTACCCCGACCGCTGAGCAGGTGTGGTCTGCTGCCGTGTTTCAACCGCTGGCGTTAAGCGACAAGCCAGTTGATTTCACTAAGCTGATGGAAGGCTGGGGTGAAACGGAAGTATCGCGCCTCGTAACCGGCGTTAAGATGGGATTTGTACAAGGCCAGACAACACGGCAGATTATAAAAAACGTTGTTGGCGGGGGCGGACTGGCAGACATCTCCGAACGCAACGCTGCTACTGTAATCCGCACCGCGCTTTCGCACGTATCTAACGAAGCCCGCAAAGAGACGTACCGACAGAACAGCGACATCATCGAGAAATACGAATGGGTGTCCACGCTCGACAGCCGCACCAGCACAATATGCAAGGCCAGAGACGGCATGACATGGGAAATTGGCAAAGGACCTATGCCGCCCGCTCATTTTGGGTGTAGAAGTACCACAGCACCAGTAATAGGTTCAGAGTTCGACTTCCTTGATGCAGGCGCAAAACGCGCGGCTAAGGGTGCAGATGGTGGAACACAGGTTAGCGCGGACACCACTTACTACGAGTTTCTGAAACAACAGCCAGCGTGGTTCGTGGATGAAGCACTCGGGCCGACCCGCGGTGCGATATTCAGGAATAGTGGGATATCACTAGAGGAATTTCGGGTAATATCTGTCGACGCGTTTGGGAGACCGCTAACCTTGAAAGAGATGGCGGCCCTCGACGGCAGAGTTGCTGAATATCTTAAATCGTTATAAAGTGTAGTAGGTAGCTAGCTTTGGTCGGTGAACTACTAAAAACAGAGAAGAAACTAAACCCCGCGGAGGTATGCCTTTCTCAGGCATCGACCAAACTCCACGGGGTTTTCTTATAGGAGTAATTATGGGTGTTGTTTTTGGAGTAGGGGTGAACGATGTTTCACCAATCAGTTATGGCAGAGTTCACATAGCTTCTTACGCCGCGTGGAAAAACATGTTGAAGAGATGTTATGACGAAAAATGGCAACAAAGTAACAGAACCTATATAGGTTGCTGTGTGTCGGACGATTGGTTGGTGTTCAGTAATTTCAAGGTCTGGTTTGACACTTTTTATGTACCTGGGTGGCAGATAGATAAGGATTTACTGAACCCTGGAAATAAAGTTTATGATGCCTATAACTGTGTTTTCATCCCCAAATCCCTTAACTCTTTCCTCACAGCCCACGACGCCCTCCGCGGCAAACACCCACTCGGCGTACATTTTCATAAACAAAAGAAAAGATTTATCGCCCAAGTGTCCGTGGATGGTGTATCTGAGCAAATAGGCGCTTACGAAACCGCTCAAGAGGCACATTTAGCCTGGTTTCATAGAAAAATTGAATTAGCCTATGAGTACAAAGGCCTTTGCGATAGCATAGACCCACGCCTTTTTGAAGGCGTCTTACGTAAGATTAACTCAATGAAAGAGGTTTAGTTTATGGGCTTTTTCAAAGTAACTGATGTACCTTCGCGTCGCGTTGTTCAGTACGCCCGCGTGTCTGGCTCCG